AGCGGCGGACTGCCGCGACGTGCCCGTGCTCACGAGCAGTGAGCGTCTCGGGCTGGAGCTCTATGGCCCTAGGGGCCCTTCGGAGCCCCCCGTGGGCCGTACAACGCCTCCCCCAGGCTAGGGGCGGCTTGGGGCCGGGCCGTCTCGGGGGGCTGTGGGCCGTACAATGCCTCCCCCAGGCTGCGGGGGGCCGGGCTCGCCCCTGGCGCTCCCGACTCGCGGGGCTCCGGCGCGCCATAGAGCGCCTGCCCCAGCTCATGGACCGGCATATGGCGGCGCACGTGGGCGACATACTGCGGGTCCGACCCGCCGTTATACCGGGCCAGCGCGGCGTCCTCATCCCCCCCGGTCTGCCGTAAGAGGTCGCGGAAATAGCTGAGGCCGGCGCGGGCGCTGACGGCGGGGTCCGTGCGGGTCTCCGGCGTTTGCCCGTAGGCCGCGCCGGTGCGGTTGGTGACCTGGAACAGGCCGACCACCCCCGTGGGACTCGTGGCCGACGGGTTGAAACCCGATTCTTGCTGCGCGAGCGCGAGCGCCAGGATGGGGTCCACGCCCTGGCGCCGGGCTTCCTGCACGATGAGGTCGATGATCTCCTGGCGACTGTAGCGCATCGGGTGGTCCCTCTCCCCTAATGCTTGATTGTCCAGCCCCGTTTCCAGACGTCCGCCATGACCTGATCAATGGTGAGGCCATACTCGCGCGCGGTGCGCCACATCTCTTCCATGGTGACCGTGCGGTGTGGGGACGCTGGGGGGGTCGGTGGGCGTCCGTCCGGGCTCGTCTGCCGCGCTCCGGGCGGCTCGGACGCCCGCCCAGGTGCGGCCGTGCCGCTGCCCTCGTCCACCCGCTTCTGGCCCACGGGCACCGAGCCCTGGCGGCGGTTGGTCTGGGTGGCGAGGCCGCTCAGGGCCTCCTCGCGCACCTGGCGCTTGCGCAGCACTTCGGCTTCCGAATCGCCGGGCTGCGGGAAGTAGCGGCGCCGCTCGATCTCAATATCCTCGGGCGTGAGTCGGGAGGTTTCCTCGCCGCGCACCGCCGCAATGAAGTTGAGCTGTTCGCCGTAGTAGGACTGGCGGCGGGGGTTGAGCTGGCCGTGCGCCACATTTTCCCCAATCCCCGTGGCGTCCAGCGCTTCCCCGGCCTTCGTGCCGATCTGCCCGCCTCTGGCGCCCCCATACACCCCCCCGACCTTCGTGCCCAGACCCACGCCCAGCGCGCCGCCCAGCGCGGTGAACACGCCGCCACTGCGGGCCAGGGCGTCCTCACCGACGCTCGGCACGATGCCGCTCAGGCCTTTCCCCTTGCCCGGCCCCAACTCCCCCTTGGCATTGCGCGGCGGGTCCTGGCTGGGGTCGGTGCCCAAACTCGCGATCTCCGCCTCCAGCAGCGCCAGGCGGGCATTGGACTTCGCCGCCTGGTCGAACCGGGCGGCGGCCTTGGTCTCCTCCGCGGTGCGGGGGCGGCCGCTGTCGGGGACGTCCACGACGGGCGGCACACTGCCCGTCCCGCCTGCGCCCGTGCCCCCCCCGCCCCCGGCGGGCGCATACTTGGGCACGAGTTTGTAGCCATCCTCGGTCTGAATCGGGATGTATTCCCGGCCGTGCAACTGCACCGTCTGCTGCCCCGTCTCGGCGCTGATCCGCTGCGACTCCGCGTTCATCGTCTCGTTCGCGACCCGCTGCTGCTTGAGCTTGTGCTCGACTTGGTCCGCCACCGCTTGCGTCGACTGCTGCAAGCGCGTGACCAGGTCTGGGGAAAAGGTGGCAGGCAGCTGCGCGAGCAGCGCTTGCGGGATATGGGGGGCCATGCTCAGTTTCCACGCCTCATAACTGGGCGGATCGTGCACTAAGGCCAAGGTCCGTCCGGCATGCTCCAGAAACTTCGCCCCGAGTTCCAGCTGGTCGGTCTGCGCCTTGGTGGTGAGGCTCTCAATATCGAGGCCGCTTTTAATAAAATCTGCAGCGGCATGCGGGGCGCGTTGGTAGATCGCGGCGCGCACGGTGGCATCGAGGAGCGAGGGGCGGGGCGGGGCCGCTGGTGGCTGCCCTGGGACGCCCTGCGCCGGGCCGGCGGGCACCGGGGTGCCCGGTGGGGGCGTACTCTCCCCCTGCTGCAACCCCCTGAGGTCCGCGTCGCTGAAGGGTGGCCCTCCCGTGACCCCGGGTTGCGGCGGGGCCGTAGGGGTGGGCGCGCTGCCCTTGCCGAGGCTGCTCAGGTAGTGGCCAGCGGCGGCGGTTTCGTCGAAGAGCGCCTGCTTGCGCGCGGCCTCTTGCTCGGCGGCCTGGGCTTCCGCGCCCAGATAGCGCATCTGCGCCAGGGTTTTGAACAGGTCCGTGGCCTTCGGGTGCTCGATCTGGACCGGCTTGCCCTGCAAGCTGATGAGGGGTTCCAGGGGCATTAGACGGCCCTCCGGCTCGCCGTGAGACTGGCGAGCGTGTTGTAGTAGTTGTTGAGGAGCTGGAACTGATTATAGGCGTTGACCGCGTTGCCCACCCCGCTGATCCCCTGGTTCAACGCGGTCGCGCCGCCCACGGTGCCGGCCGCGAGGGCCGCCCCCGCACTGAGCTGGTTGCCCGCGACCCCCTGGCCGGTCTGCGCCCCCAGCGTCGCGGTGTTGTTCACCGCCGTCTGCCCGGTGCCTGAGAGCCCGGCCAGTTCGTTATAGCGCTGCGTGCGCAGGCCGCTCAGCGTGCCGAGATTGGTCTGGTACGCGTCGCGGCCGCGCTGGTAGGCCTCCTGGTTGTGCTGGAGGTCGCGCGCATAGCCGAGCTGGTTGGCCTGCAGGGCGCGGTCATACCAGAGCTGGTTCTCGCTGAGCCCGCGCGCATAGGCGTCCTGGTTCTGCGTGAGCGCCCGGCTATAGCCCAGCTGGTTGCCCTGCAAAGCGCGCTCGTAGGCCGTCTGGTTTTGCTGATAGCGCCGGGTGTAGGCGTTCTGGTATTCCTGCGAGGCGAGGCCCTGGCTCCACCGTTGTAAGTCCTTCAACTGGCTCCCAGAGAGTTGCATGCCGCGGGCGGCCGCAGAGCGTTCGAGCGCTTTTTGCCCTTCCGACACGCGCCAGGAGTACGACGGGTCCTGATTCAGCACGTCCTGCCCGCTGGGCGGCCGGAAGGCGTAGGCGGTGGGGTCGAAGGCGTAGCCCGTGGGATCGAGCGGCGCCTGGCCGCGAAAGGCGAACGGGTCGGGGGAAAACGCATAGCGCGCCGGGTCGAGGGGCGCGGTCGCCGTATACGGCCCGTAGGTCAGCGGCTGGCCGGTCAGATCCCGCAGCGCGCCGAGCGCGCCGTAGCCGGTCTCGCGGTAAGGTTGCAGGTCGGCACGATTCTGCTGGTACAGGTCCCAGAGCGTGCGGTTCGCCTCGCGGGCCGCATCGGCTTGCGTCTTGGCCGCGTCCGTGGCGGCGTTGCCGCCGATCACCCCCCCGGCAATGCTGCCCAGGCCGGAGAGCGCCGGGCCCAGTACGGGGGCGACGTCTTTGATGGTCTGGAGCCAGCCGCCGCCACTGTCCTGCCCCACGCGGTGCAGGATGTCGTTGAAGGCCGCCCGATCCTGGGACGGCGTGTCGAGGGCGGTCGTGCCGCTCTCGCCCCCCGAGCCCAGGGCCTGGGAGCCGGCGGAGCCCACCGAGCCGGCGGTCCCGGCCACTTTGGCCGCGTCCCCGACCCAGCCCGCCCCGTTCCAGACCGGGGCGGAGACCGCCGGATCGAGCACGGGGGTGGGGGCGAGCGGGGCCACCGAGCCGCCGACGTCGGCGGCCGCGACCGGCAGCCCCCCGGCTCCCGCCTCTGCAGCCGCTTCGCCCGTGGCGAAGGCGCCCTCGCCCAGGGTCGCCGGGAGCGGCGAGGCCACGACTTCCCCCGCGGCCGGGGCCGCGGCGGTCAGGCCGCCGATGAGGTTGGCGCCCATCATGGCCGAGGCGAACATCGCCGGGAGCGTGAAGCCGTTGCCGAACACGTTGGCGACGACGCCCCTGAAGCTATCGTCGCGCTGCGCCAGGATGGCGTTCCAGCGGTTCCAGATGTCGAGGTCCTGCGCCAGGGTCGGGTCCAGGCCGGGGTCCCCGTAGGTGATCGGCACGGCCCCGGGGAAGGCGTTGGTGGCCAGGGCCTGCGCCGTGGGCGTGAAGAGACTCCCGTAGCCCTCGGGGGGCGCGAAGCCCGGCTCCGTCCACTGGCGCTGCGCCAGGGCCGCGAGCGGGTAGGCGTAGAGCTGGCCGTCCACCCCGGCAAAGCTGTAGGTGGGCACGTAGCCCTGGGGCAGCGTCGCGAGGTACTCCTGCAACTGGCGGTCTACCCAATCCATGCGGGCACCTCCGTCATTGCGTGCGTCAGCACGCACGTCATCGTCATGGGACACTCTCCTCCTGCAGGCTCTCGGCCTGCAAATCGGTCTCGGTCAGTATTGACAGCCCCAGGCGCGCCCGGCGCAGCTCCACCAGGATGGCCTGCAGGGCCTCCACGAGGGCGGCGGTCTGCGCCGTGAGCTGGGTCACCTGGGTCACCTGGGTCGCTTGCACGGTCGTCACCTGGGTCACCTGCGTCACCAGCTCCGCGTTGGTCGGGGCCACGGCGCCGCCGACGCGCTCTTCGAGGGCGGCAAACCACTGCGCCCAGGGCCGGCTTATGAGCCCGGTGCGCGGGTCCGTGAGCGGCGCCTGGTAGAGGACGGGGGGAAGTACGGACACACGCGCCTCCTAGCTCACCTCGATGCGCGCCGCGATGAGGGCCACACGGACCGGGTCAGAGATGCGGACCCTATACGTGCGCTGGCGCGAGCGGCCTAAGCGTCGCCAGATGGCCCGGGTGTGGTACTGACCCTGTGCCCCTGCTGACACCCATTTTTCTTGCGACCACGTGCGCCCCCCATCATCGGAAAACTGCATCATGACTTGCGGGTTCGTGCCAGGGTTCGCGCCGCTATCGAGGCCCACGCCCACCTGCATGTCCACCTCGAATACCGCGTGATACAAGAGCCTGCGATCATGATGAAGATAGGGAGAGGTACGCTCCCTGACTAAGGGATCGCCATCATTGTCAAAGACATCGAGAGAGGACTCATAGATCCTTCCGTCATCCTCTCCTCCGACGAGATGTTTATGAAAGGCGTAGGCATGGTGCTGCACGCGGTGGCGCTTGAGCTGGCCGGTCGTGGTGTCGAGATCCGCCCGCTCGTGCCAGAGGCCGGTGGCCAGGTCATAGACCCAGGTGGCATTGCCGGTCGGGAACGAGAGGCCATAAAACGTGTGCCCCTCCTCCTGATAGCTAAAGCCGATGGCGTCATCCACCCGGCTATAGCCCTGCAAGGCGTGCTCCAGCGCGTGCGTACTGATGCGCTCAGGCGCGTAGCCCTTGAGCCGCATCACCTGGGGGCCGCCGCTCTCCAGGGGGCCGCCGCTGAGCCAGTAAAACTGCCCCAGGGCGCGCAGCGAGTGCACCGCGGCGATGCCGTAGGGGAAGGCCGTGCCTTGGATGGGGGCGAAGGGGAAATCGGCCGCGCCGCTATTGAACCAGACCTCACCGCTGCGGCTGCCGAGCAAGAGCATCTCGCGGCGCTCGACCTCCAGCGCCAGCAGGTTGTCCGGCACGCTCTCCGCACTGGCGAAGTCGGTGGCGTCGTAGGTGCCGCCGGCGTAGAGGCCACTGACGTAGAACTGCTGCGTCCCAGGGCGATTGAGCACGAAGTAGCCGTCGACAAAGGCCACCCGGCTGGCGCCGGCAAAGCCGCTCGCCGTGATGGGCGCGAAGGCGTTGGTGGCCAGCGTCAGGAGGGAGCCCTTGTCGGTGCCGTCCACGACGACCAGCTCCACGCCGTTGTCGGCCATCGACACCGGGCCGCTGGTCGAGGCGAGCGTGCCGCGCTCGGCGTACGTGCCGTTCGCGAAGACTTCGTACAGGGTCGGGCCGCAGACGGCGAAGGCGCGGCCGCCCGGGCTGGCATACAGGCTGCGGCTGGCGGTCCACAGGCCTCTGATCCCGCCAGGACCTGGCAGGGTCGTGAAGCGTCTGAGACCAGGGGTGCCCAGCAGCATGGCCGTGGCCTTGGAGGCGCCGGAGCCCGTCTCCAGGTACAGATTGACGAGGCGCTGCGCGTCAAAGCTGGGGGACCGGCTCAGATACGCCCCGCCCACGAAACTGTCAAAGTTCATACCGCGAGGCTCCTCATGGCCGCCACCAGCCGCTTACTGCGCTCGCCCACCTGGTGATACCAGCGCGAGCACTCCATGGCCCGGGCCGCCCCGGCCCAGTCCTGGACGCGCACGCAGTGCAGCAGGGTGTGGAAGCTTAAGAGCCCCACAATCCCCAGGTTGTAGGCCATGTTGGCGAGGATCTCCTGGACCGGCGCCGGGCACGTCGCCCACCCCGCGATCTCGCGCGCGCAGTCGTTGAGCGTGCGCTCCAGGTCGGAGGCGAAGAGGGCCTCACAGCGCTCGGGGGTGATGCGGTCGCCGACGTGCAGCAGGTCGGCCGGGCACACCAGGTGCCCGACGCCCACGGTGGGCAGGCCGCGCGTGTCCTGGTAGACGGTCAGGCGCACGCCTTCGTCACGTTTGAGCTGGGCGGCAAGTCTGGCGCGGTCCACTAGATCCACCCCCCAAGGAAGGCGGCCCGATCCGTGCCGCGTCGCCGCCCTGTTGGTAAGCCAGCAGGGAGCTGCAAAAAACGAGGCCGTGCATTGATCGTCTTGAGCAAAGCCTTTGCTGCGAGAGCCTGTGCTGCGAGAGCCGCAGGAATAACACAATCGCGGTACTGGGGCGCCAGCTCCAGGCTCAGGTTCTTTTGCAACGCTCTGGCGTAGCCAGGCGGCAAGCTCACCGTGCTGTCGAGCGACGCGAAGGCGGTCAGCGGCGTCCAGGGGTACAGCAGCAACGTGGCGCCGGCGGCCTGCACCGGCCAGAGGTACACGTTCGCCAGCGGGTAGGCGCGGTCCATGTACAAGGCAGAGGCCAGGGTCGAGGTCATCCCCTTCAGCGCGATGGCTTCATACTCCGCGTCTGTGAGTATCCGTAAGGGGTAGTCCAGCGTCGGATCCGTCTGTAAGCGCAGCTCGGCTTTCTCCAGGCGCACCGGGCGCGTGGTGTTGATGTCCCCACCCGGCCCGAGCGTGTAGCTGGTCGCCCCGGTGAGGACCTTCGTCACCGTGGACACGGCGTAGGCCATCAGGCTCTCTAAGCGCCAGGACTCCAGGAGGTTGTTGAGCGCCCGGAACGCGTCCTGCGCCTCGGCCGCCGTCGGGCTTTCGCCGGAGGCGATCGCCCCCAGATCCAGGAGCGCCGCCGTGATCAGGTCGCGCACGGTGCTGGCCCCGGCCGTGGCCGTCGGGGTGGGGGTGGTGGTCGGGCCCGCCTCGGCCGTGAACGAGTACGACCCATCACCCCACTCGAAGTCGGGGTCCGACCAGCGCACCACGGTGGTGAGGCCGACTTCCGCCCCCTGCAGGCGCACGACCACGAGCCCGCTGCCCGCCGGGGTCTCCGTGGGCAGCACGGCCAGGTTGGTCAGGGCGGCGTCGTTCACCGAGACTTTAAAATCGCCCGCCGTGAGGGTGGGGCTCGTCTTGAGGCGCCCCGGATTGGCGGTGTCCATCAGGCTGATGGTGAAGCTATAGGGCTGGCCGGCGACGGGGGTGGTCATGCACACCTCCTCGGCGCGCCGGCCGCCACGGGCAGGCAGGCGGGGGAGCACCACAGCATCTCGCGGGCGGCGTTGGCGCGGCCGCGGCCCCGGCCCTGGTTGCCGTAGCCGCCGGGGGCTTTCCAGGGGATGGCCTGCCAGGTGTCGGGCATGGCGTGTTCGCCGTCGTAGCCGCAGAGGACGATGCGGAGCTGCGGGTCGTCGCCGTGGGCCAGGGCCCAGGCGCGCACGGCGGCGCTGACGTCGGTGTCGATGCGGTAGAGGTCGCTGGTACGCTCGGCATGCGCATAGGGCGGGTCCAGCACCACGCCCGTGAGACCGAGCTTGGTCGTCGGCGAGGGCCCGAGCACGCGCGTCCAGTCGCCACAGCACACGCGCACGTGGCGCAGGCGCTCTCGCAGTGCCTCGAACCAGGTATACAGGCCGTCGCCCCAGGCGCGCTTGGTATGGATGCCCTGCCCGGCGTCGCCCAGGTGTACGAGCTTGCGGTGCACGCCCCGCCCGGCGGTGCCCAGGTGTACGAGCTGGCGGTGCACGCCCTGCCCGGCATTGCCCAGGTGCACGCGCTTCCGGTGCACGCCCCGCCCGGCGTCGCCCAGGTGTACGAGCTGGCGGTGCACGCCCTGCCCGGCGTCGCCCACATAGGTCAGCTTGCCGTCGACGCTCTGCCACGGGCCTTTGCCGCTGCACCAGCCGGAGCCGATCCAGCAGCAGATGCCGTAGAGCCAGCGGCCCGCTATCTTGGCGTCGTAGTAGTCGGGATCGCCCATCAGGCGGGCGGTGAACTCTTCCCGTTGCGCCACCAGCCAGGTATGGATGGCGTGTTGATCGGCCTCGTTCGCCGGGCGGTCACACCAGAAGGCGACCTCCTCGGGGTCGGCCTGGAGCGCGCGCCAGACGTTGCACAGGAAGCCGTCGCGGTCGTTCACGGTCTCGAGGCGCGGCGGGGTGGGCCGCTGGAGGAGCACGGCGAGCGACCCCGCGAACGGTTCCACGTAGTTCGGCACGTCGCCGAGGGCTTGCCAGATGCGGCCAGCGGCGCGGGATTTGCCGCCGAACCAGGGGAAGGGCGCTTGTAGGCTCATGCGCGCCTCCTAGTAGACGTAGCGGCGCTGCGTCGGCTTCTTCGCCTCAGCGCGCTCGGGCAGCTCGTGGACGTTGGGCGTATTGGCGAGCTCCTCCAGGTCCTCCCGGCGCATACCGGTGCGGGTGGGTTCGCCAGCGTCGAGCCGTCGGAGGTCCTCGACGGCCATCCGGTGCTGGGCTTGGGATACGGCCTTGGGCATCGTCCCCTCCTAGGGCTGCACGGGCAATTCCAGCCCGTAGATCGCGATCGCGGCTACCATGGCCACGGCGGCATTGGCGACCACGAAGAACGCATTGCCGGGCGGGATGATAATCCTGCCGTCGATGTCGTCGATCATGGTCCAGGGCGCATTCGTGCTCGTGGCCGTCTGGGCCACCATCGAGACGCCGGCGGGCCACGTCGCGCTGGGCGCGTTGGCCAGGGTCACGGTCGACTGCGCGAAGCGCATGACCGAGGCGTTGCCTGAGCCCACGAGCAAATTAAAGGGGGTGACCGTGGTCAAGGACACCACGGGCGCCCCGGTGCCGGTCTGCGACCCGGCGTTTTGCAGCACCGCGTACTCGACGTAGCCGGCCGCGCTCGTCGCCGAGACGTAGCCCAGGGCCACCTTGGTGAGCACCAGGTTCTTGCCGCTATTGGCGGGGTTCCAGATCATGGGCGCGGAATTGACGCTCGGGGCCGCCAGGGTCACCCCCGCGGCCGCGGTGCTGTAGAGGAAGGCATTGCCTCTGAGCGTCTGTTCGTAGTACCGGGGATTGAGCTGGCCCATGACGAGCTCGCCCTGGGCGCCGAGGCGGGGCACGGCGCTGATGCCGTCGGCGAGCCGCTGCACACCCACTTGGCCTTGAATTAGCATGCGTTATCGTCCTCCAGGTCCGCGGGAGGGACCTGCGTTAAGTCCTCGTCCGTGAGGAGCGAGAGCCCCAGCACGAGGAGGCGCACCTCGCGGAGGATGGCGTCCAGGAGCTCGGAGCTCTCGTCCATTACTCTTCGTCCTTCGTCACATAGCGCGCCTTGCCGGTTTGCAGGCGATAGCGCACTTGCATCCGGGTCAAGCCCGAGCGTTGCGCCGCGTCGGTGATGGAGGCGTAGACGATGCCATCCACCTCCACCGGACGGGCCTGTGGAGCAGGACGCCGCCGGTGAGCCGCTGACATCTTGGCGCGCGTTTCTGCCGTATGGGGGAGGCCTTTGTTCCAGGCCGTCTGTCCGCGTCGTTGTGCTGAGAGCTTGTGCCTCGTCTCCTCGGACAGTGGTGTGCCTGGCCTGCCTTTATTCCACGGGGTACGCCCCTTGGCCTTCTCGGCGATCTTGCGGCGTGTCTCTTCCGAGTGCATCCGCCCCTGCATGGGGTTGCCCTGCCGCGCAAACTGCGCACGCGCTTTCTCTGCCAGGAGCGCTTTCGTCGCCTCGCTGTGGTGACTCCCACGGTACTTATCCGCGCCCTGGCGTATGGACTCCTCGGAACGGCGGCGCCCCATCCCCGCAGCGGCGATCTTGCGGCGTGTTGCCTCGGAGTGTTTCTTGCCAGCCATCGGACTTGTTCTGCCGAGATTGGCGGCCAGCAGCTTGGCCTTATGATCCTCGCTCAAGGGCTTGCCATAGCGGTGATTCTTCTCGCCGCGCTGGGCCTCGCCGATCTTCTGGCGTTGCTCTAGCGATTTCGGAATGCCACGATGCGCCTGGCTCACCGCCGCACGGTGCTCCGCCGACAGCACACGCCCTTTATTGGCGAGTCCCATGCGGGCTTTGGACGCCTCAGTATGTTTCCATCCTGTGGTGCCATCGCCCCCCAGGGTGAGGTTGTAGCCGTGCCCGGTGAGGTGAAAGGTGTTATAGGTCTGGATCGCTTCACGCTCCATGGCGAGCAACTCTTCCCACGTCGGCGCTTCGCCCAGGAGCGTTACGGTAAACGCGTCCTGGCCATACTTGGTGATCGCCCTGGCAATGGCCGTCTCTTTGCCACCGCGTGCGGCCGCATAATGGTCGAGCAGCCGTTTGCGCAGCGGACGCTTCGTGATGCCGACATAGCCCTTGCCGTTGACCAGATTACGGATGAGATAGAGGTACACTGTGTTCTCCTTCTAAAAGAATTATAAGTACACAGTGTACCAGCTTTTAGCCTACAATACAACCAGCGAACTCAGCCCGCGATCCTGCAGGCCATTTCGGGCCTAACTGTACGCCACCCGTATAAAACATCCACGCGGCACGGGAAGGCATCATTGTTGATGTCGTACTGGCGCACCATGCGCATCGAGATGCCGAGTTTCTTGCTCGACACCCGCGCCGCCCAGTCCACGCCCTGGGGCATTTCCAGGTCCACGCACGCCAGGGTAAAGGCGTCGCGGTGGAAGACCAGGTTCTGCGGCGTCACCGTGGAGGCGGCCCCCAGGACCGTGATGGCGGCGTTATCGGCCGGCATCGCGTTGACGGTCTGGAAGGCGCCGGTCGAGCGGATGGTCGGGGAGACCGGGATGGTGGCGTTGCCGCTGCCATCGCTGGACACGTCGGCGGTGACCACGAACTGCCGGAGCTGCCCGGTGGAGATGCGCGATTGCGGATTCACCGCATACACGTTGGCGATGGTGATGATGTCGCCCTGCTTGAGCCGGCTGGCCGCACTCGCCGTCCAGCCGTCGGTCACGAGCTGCGTGGCGCCCTCAGAGGTCGAGCCGTTCATGAGCGGCGTGCCGCCCAGGGGGCCAACCGTGTGGGAGACCACGTTCTGGTCCATGGAGAATTTGGCGCCCAGCGCCAGGCCCATGTTGCCCGTCTTGTACTGCTGCTCGACTTCCGTGCTGCTGTGGAACAGCCCCGACAGCGCCGGCACCAGGAAGCTCTGGGCGGTCGGGTCGATCACCACGGCGCGCTGGTGGTCGCGCGGCGTCGCTTCGTGGTCGAGCTTGGCCATGGCCTGCGCCACGGTGTACAGGGCGCTGGCGGCCGTCGCCGGGGCACCGGAGGAGCTAAACGGCGGGGTCCCAGGGGTGCCCACGGCGTTGTAGATGTCCTTGTAGAGGGCCAGGCCGACGGCGTCGATCTTGTTGGCCAACGCCGCAATGGCGGGTTCAATGAACCGCTGGCTGAAGTCGTCGATCGACAGCGTCAGGTCCTGGCTGGTGAAGGTCAGGTCCACGTGGTGCTGATTCGAGAGCGTCAGCGTGGTCTTGGTCTCGGTCGAGTCCTGCGTGGACAGCCCCACGGACGTGGTGACCGTGTAGCGGGGCGGGATGCGGATGTCGAGCGAGGCGCCGATTTTCGCCCCACTGCGGGCGAAGCGGTCGTCGTACTCGCGGGAGACTTGCTTGGTAAAGCTGAGATTGTTTTCGAGCACCATCAACGCACGGCGCGTGATCATGCCAATGGTTAAGAGCGTGTTCGACATTTACGTCACTTCCTCGTTATCTGCCGCCATACGTCTTCGTGTACCAGCGCGTGTACTCGTCGTAGTCCATCTGCTCCGGGCTCTTCGTGGAGCCGGCGGAGCCGGTACCGCCGACGGGCTGCATGGGCCGGGGTTTGGGCGTTGGCGTGGGTGTCTTGTCGGGTGTGGGCTGCTGCGCAGGGCTAACGGGAGTGCTCCCGTTGGTCGCGGTCGGTGCCTCTAGCCGGGCCTCCAGCTTCCCCAGGGCGCGCACGGCGTGCGCCGGGGGCAGGGCGGCGATCCGCTGCGCCTCCTCCGGGTGCGTGGCGAGGTGGTAGGCCACCTCGGCGCCGAGCTCGCTGGTCTGGAGGGCGTGGAGCACGGCGGGGTGATACCGCGTCGGGTCGCTCGCGAGCGCCTCGTCATAGTCGCTGTATTTGGCTTTGGCCTTGGCCTCTTGCTGTTCCCAGGCGGTCTGGACCTGCTGGTGGGCGGCCTGTTGGGCTTGCGCACGCTGGTGCTGCTCGACGGTCCACTGCGCCACGGCCTGCACGTACTGCTGGTGCGTGGCGAATTGCTCCGGTTGGGGAGCCTGGTCACCGGGGGCCGCGGGGGCCGCCGGCGTCGGGGTGGAGGGGGCCGCAGGGGCCGGCGCTTGCCGGGCTTCGAGCGCGGCGAGGCGGGCCTGCAGGGCCTGGTTCTCCCGGCGCATGGCCGCAAAGGCGCGATCGGCGCGCTTGCGGGCCTGCTCGGGGGTCTCCTCTGGCGGGGCAGAGGGCTCGTCTGGGGGGGAGCTTTGCGAGTAGGCCTCGGGGGTCGCTTCTGACGCTGGGGCTGAAGCAGCGGGATCGCTCGCGTCTGGCGCGGGCGCAGCCGGGGTCTGGGGGTCCACCGGGGCAACCGGCGCGAATTCGGTAAAATCGTCGCCTTGCGGCATAATCGAGTTCCTCTCCAGGTTGAGCGCCGCACTCAGCGCCGGCGGCGGGGGCGTGTCTCAGGGCCATCCGCGCTTCGGGCACAAAAAAAGGGCTGTTTCCGTCTGTGCACAGAAACAGCCCTTCAGCTTTGCCGCCACGCCCTCACTGGCCGGTGAGGGGAAGCGCGGATATGCGGTTGTGTCAGCACGGGGTGAGATGTGCTCACCCCCTAGGGGCTCTCAGTCCTTGCGGCTCCTAGCTGTGTGGCCGGTAGAGCATCTCCAACAGCGCGGGGTTGCCCGACGGCGGTTGCCACCAGACGACCTGCCCACAGGGGCAGGGCTGGCCTGAGGCGGTGTAGAGGCGCGCGTCGAGCACCGTCTGGCACGGCCGCACCAGGTCGGTGGGCGCCAGCGTGGTGGGTCCCCACGCCCAGGCGAGGAGGCCATCGCTGCCCGCCCGCCGCGGGCTATGGCGCACGGTATCGTGCGGCCGGTAGTGCCGCTGCAGGGCAATCCGGAGTGGTGCCCGCTCCGGCTCGTACTCCAGCACGTCATCGTCCCCTTGCAGCAGGGCGGCGGCCTTGGGGTACTTCTGGAGCCAATCCTTGTTCATAGGTCCTCCATGAGCGCGAGCATCAGCACCAGCGCCTCTTCCTCCTCGCGGGCGTGCCGGGCCTGCGCCTCCGTGAGGAGGGCGGCCTCCGTCCGGCGCCACACCAGGTCCGTCAGGGCCAGGCGCTCCAGCTCTGCGGCGAGCGCCTCGGAGTTCACGTCTGGTGAACTCATTGCGGAGTTCACGTCTGGTGAACTCGCTGCGGAGTTCACGTCTGGTGAACTCGCTGTGGCCGCGTCGAGCTCCGGCTCCCTGAAGGGCTTTGCCCCATGGCCGCGCAGCCGCGCGACCTGCTCCGGCGTCAGCCGGAAGCCGCCGTGCAGCGCCTCCGCCGGCAGGGCCACCGTCGCGGTGCGGCCACTGAAATCCCCGTAGCGCGCCCGCGCCACCGCGTGCGGCCCGAGCTGCGTGAGGGCGTCCACCGGGTGGGCGCCGGCGGAGGCCAGCGGCTTGCCGCTGAAATCGCCGTACGGCGCGCTGGGGAGCGCGTGCGGGCCTTGCCTCGTGAGCGCGGGCATGGCCTAGAGCATCACATACGTGTCGGTTTGCGCCGGCGCCGCGGTCAGGGCCGTGAACGTCAGCGTATCGGTGCTCCCGGTATAGGCCGTGATGTTCGTGGCCTGGTATTTCAAGGCGCCGGTCAGGAAGATCACCACGCGGCCCTTGTAGAAATCGTTGGCCTTGGCCCCTAAGCCCGTATCCACCAGCGTGGTCGTGGTCGGGGAGGCCCCGGTCACCGTGCCGCTGTAGATCACCTGCGCGCTGCTGCTCAGGTTCGCGGCCGCGGTGGTGCTGGCATTGAGCGCTTTCGCATCCGCATGGACGCGGTTGCTCGTAAACGCGAGCTGGTCCGTCTGGCTCTTAATGGCCGTAATGCCGCTGTTGTCGGGCGCCGTGTAGCTCGACGACGCGAGGCGGCTGCTGATCGTCGCGTTGATATTGTCCACCAGGAGCTTGCCGATCGAGGAGGCCGTACTCAGCGCGCTCGTGAGGGCGTCCCAGATGGCCTGGATCCCCGCCGCCGACAGGCTGTAGCCGCTCTTGTCGGTGTTGGTGCCGACCGTCACGGCGTTCGTGACGCCGGTGACCGTGGGCACGGTGATGTTCGTCAGCGTGTGCGCGCTGCCGGCGTCCTTGATGTTGCTAAAATCCAGCCCGGCCTCCCCGGTCACGGCCACGTCCAGGGTGCGGCCCCAGAGCGTCGGCTGCAGCGCGGGGGGTAGCACGGCGACGTTGTCCGTGGCCGCCAGCGTGTACGTCGGCGCGGCCACCAGGGTGACCGTCTTCGTCGCACCCGTGTAATCCGCCACGACGGCCAGGGCGCGCTGCACGGCCGAGGCGACATCGTGCAGCACCAGGACGCAACCGTTGAGCGCATCATCCTCCGCCGGCCCCGTGGCCAGCGTGAAGCTCGTCTGACTGCTGAGCGTCGCGATGGTCGTGTCATGCAGCGCGCCGGGATAGCCAATCCGGAAGGAGGCGGCGACAAACGAGACCGTCTGGCTATCGACCGTAATCGTTGAGATCACAATGAAGTATGCCGAGCCTGCGGCCCAGAACCCCGCCGTGGTATTGTCACTCAAATCAATGCTGAAGCCGTGGATGCCCGTGAGGCCATCAAAATCCGTGCCGTCCGTGTCCAGCAGCGTGTAGCCGCTGGTCGAGGCCCGCTCCGTCGTGGAGCCGTCCTTGTAGACCTTGATGTCACTGGTGGCGAACCCCGTCATCGTAATGCTGGCACCCGTGGCCCCCGCGAAGGTGTCGAACGGGATGGTGAGCGTTGAGCCCGGGGCGACCGTGCCGAAATGGAGCATGGAGGTCAGGTCCTTCCAGGTTACAGGGGACAGGGGACAGGTTATAGGTTACAGGGTATAGGGAGGGACACGTGTTCCCCTACCCCCTCACCCCTATGCCCTATAACCTCTCCCCTGTCCCCTTACACAAAGGGGTACGTGCGGCCGGCGCCGCTGTTATAGAGCTGCGTCTGCTCACCATCCGTCAGTACGCGCCGCCACACCCCGACCTCGTCACTGATGCCGGGGAAGGCCAGGTCCGAGGATCCGATGTTGCCGCCCAGCTCAAAGGGCTGCGTCCCGGCGCGCCCGCTCACGAAGGCGGTACGGTACGTCGAGGTGTTGTTGAGCCGCAGGCCGATCTCCTGGACACCAAAGTCCACCCAGGCGACGAGGAAGTTCCACACATTGAGTGTGATGTCGAAGTCGTTGACCACGCTGACGTTGCTCGTATCATCGCCCGTGCGCACGAACCAGTAGGTGCGGCGGCTCGCCACCTCCAGGACGTACTCCCGATCCCCCGCGCCGGTGTTCCACTTGCCGAACAGCACGTAATCCGCCGAGGTGCCCGGGTCATTGAACCAGACGGCCACGGTCAGCGCCGTCGTGCCGAGCCGGAAATCGGCGTGGTCCGCCGCGCGCACGTAGGAATTGAACGCCCCTTGCAGCCCGAAGTTGATTTTGCCCGTGACCCGCGTCGGCGTGCCGACCACCGCCGCGTCATGGTGGTTGGCCGTGCTGTCGAGGCGCGGGTCGGTGTTCTCCTCGAGCGCGTAGTACGCCACCAGGC